GAGTACGTGCTTCCAACTCTTTTTGCATGAGAATACGATCCATCAACAGAAGCTTGTGCTGTAGCTGTGATCTTATGGGTGATACCTCCAGCGTTTACTGGGGCTGCTAATAGCAGTAGGAAAAGAAAGTGTTTCATTGAAGTTTGCCGTCTCCTCCTATGGGACGTTGCGTAATAGGGTCAACCCTCTGAACTTCAGCTTGTCTTGCTATTAGTTCTAGTGGTTGTTTAACAATAATAGTTTGATAGCCTCCTGCTTTTGGTATAGCACCAGACCCTTCTTCTTCTTTTTTCTTTTTCTTGTTACCGTTGTTGGCTCCTACGCTAATACCCCATCCAGCTAAAATATTTCCAAGCAATCCAGCCGCAAATGTACTATCAATTCTAGGCTGGTCAGGAATTTCCACTCCAAACATCCTCGTTGGAAGTTTGATGTATCCAAGAGACAATACGCATATACACCAAAAAAGAATAAATCCTTGGGCAGAAGTGGATACCAGGAACATTATTTTCTCTTGGTATTCAGGTTGGTCTTGTTCCTCTTTAATTATTACTTTCTCTTCTGCTTTCTCTTTGTTGGCTTGGTTTTTAACTTTTTCCTTGGCTTCCATAGAAAATCATACAAACACGTCTACATTAGACATAAATGGATAAAAAGTAATGAAATTCCTTTCTCAGCAGCAAAAGGAAGTAATAGCCAAGGCTCATGGAATAACAATTGAATCTATAAATAAAAGAATTGAGCTATGGAGTTTAATTAACGATCCAGATATATCTAAACCTGATCTAGTAGAAGCACAAAAGGCATGGATTAAGATTCAGCAAGGAACATGGCCTAACGTAAATGCCTGAAATCTACGCTGCTCTACTTGGTGCGATGGTGTCAGCCCTGTTAATGGTCTTATCTAACAGGTCAAGCAAACGGCAAGGTGACATTCGTGAAATCTTTCATCGTCTTAATGCTATAGAAAAAGACCTAGCAAGAATTGAAGCTAATAAGCCTAGAAATTGGCGTGGGCAATAAATACTAGAAAACCTCCTAACGACCATGCACGAATCGCTAAGAGGTTTAATAGATACCCATCCCTAGGTGTTTAATAGGTAGCTTGCAATGTGAAACTACAAAACAAGTCTAGCCGTTTTCATTTATATTCCACCAATGAAACAATTATTTTTTAGCAGTAACCAAGGTAAACGCTTCACGCTTTGGGTTCTTGAATCTGCTACAGAACAAAATAACAACAGTCTTAATCAATCAGACGTTGACTTTATAGAGGCTAGACTATGGCCTAATCGAACATTAAAACTTCAATGAGTATGTATAAAAAGGAGTGGATAGAAGAAGATCGTCAAAGGGTATTAAACATGGAACGCTGGTATATCCTTGATGGCCGTCATAGACCTGATCATCCTCAACATGGCATCTATACTGGCTTATCGGAAAAAGCAAATGACCTCGACAGCTTCGATGGGATTGTGTGATTGCCTTCATTGCAAAGAACTAAGAAGGCAACAAGCTAGGCACGGAAAATGGCAGGAATTATTGCTACATATAAATAAAAACAATGAAAGAAGCAGAAATTCCTCTTGATCTATCTTTTGTTCTCGATTTAGCTGAACCTCCTACGTTAGAAGAAGAGTTACACCTAGAAAAAGAAATAAGGATGCTTAAGGCTTCTAATGATATTGAAGGTATAAAAAAATACGCAGAAGATTCAGCAAGACAAAGCCATCAACAAAGTATTTTTATTGCTGGTTGTTTAACAAAAATTGCTGAGTTACAAACAAAACTTGTTGCACAACAAAAGGTAATAAATTCTCAACAAAATACTAATTTGCTTAAAAAAATATTAAAGCTAAAATGAGTCTGGAGTTAAGACTAACTTCATTGAGAAAAGACAGAACCTCTTGCATCCGATCCCCAGTGCAAGAGGTTTTGTTGTCTATGCAGACGGTACAAATCTAGCGTTTCTTCCTGTCCCTATCCATCTTATTTCTCCATTTGAAACAGCAATTTCTGGGTACTGAATTGAGTACCAACGATGTTCACATATAACGCATCTTCTACGTCTGATTGTGAGCTTATCAGGAGTGCGTTTAGTGCATACAACTCTAGTCCTGCCACTTCCACACTCAGGGCAGTCTGCTTGAATTATGTTGACCATTATGGAGCTGGAACGAGTATGTGTTGTGCGTGTTCTGACCTTCTTTTATCAGGCCATTTCACTTCGTAGTAATAACAAATTCGATCTCTTTTATTATGTTTCTCTATAACTTTGGTAATCGTTCCTCTGTTTGATTCTGTTCTTAGGAAGACTCCTGTATTCCTTTTTTTATTGACTTGATCGTTGATCTTGTATTTCGGTGAGGGCATTTTTGCGAAAATAAATTTGGATTAGTTTCTTTTTGCTGTAATGAGCTGTTGTATCTGCTAACGCTCTAAGTTCCCTTGATGGAAGTGTTTCTAAGAATCTTGCGAATCCTTGATATGGCTCAGGACTTTTATAAACAAAGAATGAGCCAAACCAGTCAAGGAGTTTCATTTTACAGTTCTTTTTTCCAAAGGATAGAAGCTGTTGGATAAGTTTCTTTTAATTTATTAAAAGCCTCTTCTTTTGTTCTACCCCATGCTCTAATTTTCATTCCTGGCTTTTTTGGTTCACAAACCCAAAACAAATGAAGTTTGGGAACTGGATCAATCTTGTTCCCACTAGCAGAGGAGTAATAAGTCATGCTCTCAGGAGGGATCTAACCTTCTTGCCTTTAGCAATGTATGGGCATCCTTCTCCAATCTGGATCTCGACTGTGTTTTCTGGCTCTTTGGCCTTGATAATGCGCCACGCACTTTCTTTACTGCCAGCAAGGATGTTGCCCCTACAAATCCTGTGATTAGTAAGGGTAAGCTCGTAGGGGTAAACTCTGGTGACAGAGTGGATCTGATCGTCATCTGTTGATTGTAATAAGCTCATTTCAGAAGGGCATCTCTGATGAAGATTCTGCAATCTTTTGTGGGTTGATATTCCCAAAGACAGAACTGTAAGTGCCTTCTCTTCCTTTACCGTTTAAATAAACGACCTGCACTTCTTTTTCTGACTTACTTTCAAAGATCCATACCTTTCCATCTTTATGCTTCATGTGATCGCTTTCTAATGCCATCAAATGATTAATAAGATCAGGGATTGATTCAACAGGAATACAAAGTGAAATTGTCTTTGGATTCTTTTCTGCGTCATCAAAGTTGTTGTCACCAACAGACCATTTGATTGGATACTTGAAAGCAGGTTCGAAAGAGTTGTTAAACTGTGGCATTTTCTTTAAGGATTGCGTAATGAGAAAGAATAATCTCGTTTGTTAGAGATGAAAG